TTGTGTTAGTTCTGCCAACGCTACAATAAAGTGTGTAGGAAATAGTTTAGCAAGATGATCTAACACACCTTTCTTTTTAAGTCTGTTGGTTACACTCCTTTGTGTAATCCATTGTGGCAACTCTAAAAAAGCTGCTCTTGAAATGAGACCTATCTCGATCTCGTCCAGTTCAATATTAGAGCAATCTCCAATATTAACTGGTAGCGAATACCATTCGCCAACCTTTAGTTGTTTCATTTAATTGTAATCCTCTATAATAGTAGGTAAGTATCATCTAAACAGACGCATTGTTCCGTTGATGACAGTATTATATATCAACTTAATACATGAGTCAATACATTATTAAGTCTTTGTGTTGCAAACGTAACATAGTCTTCATCAATATCATATCCAATATATGACCATGATAAATTTTGTGATGCAACTGCTGTGCTTCCAGTTCCCATAAATGGGTCAAGAACTATTCCATTTTTAATACCAGTAAGTTTTAAGCAATCTTCAACTAACTTGGTTGGAAATACAGCAGGATGTTTTCCTCTAAGTTCCTTGCTATTAATAGTTTCGTATGGTATGAACCATGCGTTACCTTTGTCTCTTAAATTTGGTTTTGGTTTATCAAGTGATTTACTATGTCTCAAGTTTGCTTCATAGTACTCATACTTAACACCAATAGATAGTCTGTCAATATTGACATTACCATCTTTAGTAAAGTGAAATAGATTCTCCCATGTAGGGCATAAGAACCTTTTACTATTAATTGGTTTAAAATGTCCACTTGTCTTATCATTGACATGAATAGATTTAACCCAATTAATATTATTTTGTAATACCCAATCGTCTCTTAATGTCATTGCAACTTCCATGCCAACATAGGGGTCAACATTTGAATAACCCATATTGACAAATAGATGTCCTTCATCTTTTAAGACACGTTTTCCTTCTTTAAATACTGTCTTTAACCAATCAAGATAATCATCTTTAGGTTTATTATCAGAATATAGACCATATTTAATATTAAGGTTGTAAGGTGGGGAAGTGATGATAGCATCTATTGAACCATCATCAAGTTCTTTCATTCCTTCTATACAATCTTTTAAATGAATTATATTCCGTTCCAAAATGTATCCACCTGTGTTGTTTGCATATTTCTTGCGAAAAAATATAATCCAACATTGCATAAGAACCAAAATAGATTAGTAATCCATGCTTGTCTCCAACAATATTTTCTATTACTCTGAACAATATAAAGATTCCTCTCATTCATTGTTTCATCAACAGATAGAGGTCTAACTTTAATGTATTGTTCGAGAGCAAATGAAATTGCACACCCTATTGCAAAAATATAAAACATCAGGTTTAAAAAACCTGCATTAAATAATAGAAAAGAAATCATACTGAAACGAATTGAGGTTTTAGATATTTTTTAGCAGATGATAAAGTACCTGCAACTTTGATTATTTTTAAGTTATCATCTTTTAATAACTTTAATGAACTGAAATTACTGTTACCAGTTTCACTCCAATTAGATTCTAACATATCGTAAGGTATGATGCAAGCGAAATAACTCTCGATAACACCATCTTCATTAGGAATGAATTTACATAAAACGTGCCAATTAGTTTTTCTGTATCCATTACCTGTCCATGAGTCTGAATCAGATAGACTATTCTTCCACTCTATCTCTGTATCATTGAGAGTGTAATCAAATCCCTTTCCTTCAGTAATAGTGAAGTTAGAAACTCTCTCTTGTATCTTCTCTGCAATGATTTCATCAATGATAGGGGATATTGCTTTTGTTTTTTCTTGTGTCTGTCTGTTCTCAAAAATTTTCTTGAAACTTTTTCTGTATAGTGTCTCCATTAAAGGAAGTGATACAGTATTCCACTCATTACATATAGAAGGTAATTGCTCCCTAAGTGCGGTTGCAACATCTTGTATATCTTTTGTAATTGCCATTGGTCTGAGTTTCATAATAATAATATTGTACAGCAAAAAGGTTGAGTGTGCAATACCACTCAACCAGTTTCTAAACTGTCACATCTTGTATAGTTCATTCAAGTGTAGAGAACTAACAACGTCTTGAATTTCTTTCATCTTTTGATGATAGAGTTCTTCTGTGATTAAAGAATCTTTATAGAATCTTTTTTGTAAGTTGCTTACATACGATAGTAAAGCATCTTTTAAAATTTCTTTTTGACTTTGGTCTAAGATAGAGGATTTGATTACTGACATAGCTATCGCCATTTTGATAAAGGTGCGGTTTCGTTTAACTTTTCTTCTTCTATTATATCTGACTCATCAGGATATTGCACATTTTGTGTTGATTTTAAAGTTGCCAGATACTTTAAAACGTGTTCTCTGATCTCCATGAGTTCAGCGAAACAATCCTGATTATAAGCACAACCACGCAAGTCGTGGTCTGGTTTCATAACCGACTCTGTAAAGAGGTCTAATGCCCTCTGATATTTGACAGCTGCAGACTCATTGAGTCCGACCGAACCTTGATCTTTCATTTGTCTATGAGGTTGTGTATTCTAATCCATAGTCAACTTCAGAACTATCATCATAGTAAAGATCTTCATAATCTAAACCATCATCTTCATACTCGATCTTCCCCTTGAGTTCTTGGTCTGCTTCGACCTCTACCTTGATCTTTTTCATAAAAGAAATCTCCTCTAGGAACTCGGTTAGTACCGCCATTACGTTGACGTTTATCTCGAATAGATTTGCCGAAAGAGTAGTTACCCCTTTCAGACCCACCTCTGCGAAAAGTTTTACCCATTTGATTGATAGTAATTAATAAACTACTTGTATTATGTATTAACGATTGAAAGGAATGATGTCCGAATCATCATCAATCGTTTCTTTTACTTGCAATTCTTCAAAAACGTAACCTACGCCATGAAGAAAATCCTGAGTTTTTTCAACAACTTCATGTATGATAGTTGCTTCAAACTCTTTACTTGTGACAGTGTTGTCTTCGTCTGTACAAGTTAATGTGAACTGAGGCATGATTTGTTGCCATTAAAACTACCTCTAAATTCTACCACAAAAATTCTTGACTGTCCATAGGACTGTGCCAGTTTCTAATGTGTTATGTAGTTGAGGTTAAGCACTATCCTAACTGGTTCATCAGTACATGTTGTGCCTGTGTGTTCGGTTGACCCATCAAAGGTCACAAATCTATTGCATTCTGACGTAACAACCGAACCATCTTTGAATTTGGTATATCCGTTACTTGTGTTGAGATATAATATAGATGTCTTTAAATTTGGGGGAGCATCATTTATATCAATATGATACCCATGTTCTAATATAGTTTCTGTTCTCGTAATTAAATTTGCTTTTGCTCTTACAAGTATTGCAAATTTAGTTTTCTCTTTAATCTTATTGATGACTGGTTCTAACTTACTAAACATTGGAGACTGAGGTAGTCCATCAGAATAGAAAAAATGCACCAGTTGAACATTGTTCAATACGGGTGCATTCGGAACTACTTGGGATAAGTACCAAGGAAATTGTCTGTCTATTAATAGACGTTGAAGGTTATTGAAATCTTGAGGACTCAAAAAATCCTCGATCACATCAAGTTGCATAATAAAATTTAATTAAATTAAGAAGGTCTAGTTGGCCAAGTTACGTTTTCTAATTTTCCAGTTACGCTATTAATACTCGCTGAAGGAGAGTTAGCAGGTAAATCTCTTAATGCTTGACGATATGTTTTCCATGCGTCAGTCATTGTATAATCAGAATTACCCATGAAGTCGCATTGCTCAAGAAGTTTGTTTCTTCTTGCTCTAAGTTTCATCTTTGGCCACTCACTTACTTTGAGTCCATCAAAAGTATTCTGTTGCTCTGTAGTTAGAGTAGGTTGAAGAATATTACCTGTTGCAACCTCTACCACAAAATCATCAATACCCATTAACTTGAGTAAATCTCCAGAAGGGGGTACTGGTGCGGTGTAATTGTTACTATCTGAAGGTGTAATGTCTGCCATTGTTTTAATAAATTAATTTTTACCTAAACGGAAAATACCAACGTTGAGGAATCCTCTCATTCCACCACCGTCATTGTCTCCTTCTCCCCAATAAGAGTTACATCTTACTGAGATTTCTTGGTTACTTGAGTTAGTTTTATTCCAGAACCAAGCGTGTGAACCAGCGATACGATATGTTTGAATTCCACCCTCTTGTCCTCTCATTTGAGAACCTAATTGTGAACCATTAACATAACATCTTACTGCCCAAGCGTCCCAGTCATTGTTTGGATAGTTACCATTTTGATCTGAAGGGGAATAACCTGCATTAATAAAGTATGCACCAGGATCACTTGTATTGACACTAACAGAGTTTTGAGTGTTATTTCCTGAGGAACTAACATCCAAATTGTTACTATACATTTGGGTTTGATTTTCCCTAGGTCCGATAAATGCCATTGTTAATTAACCTCCGTAAGATTAAACTTATACTTCTTACCGCTTCTATTATTTATCAAGAAAAGATCGTTTTCTCCCTCTTGAATAGTGTAAGAACCCCAACTCCCATCTATACTATTGCTTGAACCTTCATTACTTAGGTTAAGGTCATTGGTATATACGTCTCTCCAACGATTAGAGTTAGTTCCTAAATCATAAGAGTTGTTATTGTTAGGATAGAGTGCAGAAGTTGATAGAATTGCTTGAACACTACCATTTTGAAGTCTATCAGACTGTAGGTTTGCGAACACATCAGTTCCACCACTATCTAAGTAGTTCCCAGTAACTTGTAAGTTACCTGAGACTGTAGTAGCACCAGATAGAGTCGGACCTGCGGTACCTGCTCTGTTGGTAATTGTATCAACTTTGACTTGTGACATTTTACGAGTTAATCCTTATAGTTTTATTTATAAAATTACCCAAGAACCATTTGATTCCATAGTAACTGTAATACCATTAGCGATTTCAAAACCACCAACAGGAGAAGCGGTGAAACCTGCACGAAATTCATCACCTTGAGAAGGTCCTATTGTGACATTCTCAGTTAGTATGTGTCCATTGGTTCTGATAATAGAATCATTACCAACATTTGGACCTCCACCACCAACAGATGTCCAACCAGGATTTCCTTGACCATCAGCATCTGCTTTATAAACCTCTGCAGAATCTAAGGAAGTATTGAATCTCAAAGTTCCTAACGAAACACCAGTAGGTCTTTGTCCAGTTGTACCTGCAGGTAACCTAAAAACACTATTAGTATTTAGAAAAGATAATGTTGTAATAATTGCTTGCGTGGAATCAGCAATCTGATTTCCACTTATTCTTTTTACTGCCATATCAGAAAGTGATCCTCCGTTCTATTTAGATAGGTAATTCAAGAATGTGAACAGTATCAGAAGCTAAAGGTGCATCGCCAGATGCAAATACAACGTTAGCACCGTTAGTGTCAACAGTATAGTTTGTTCCACCAATCTGATTTACACCATTTAAACATACAATAACTGAGTTAGCAGTATGCTTAATGTTTGGATTACTGTAAGTAGTAAGTGCAAACGTTAATGTTGCACCATCACCAGTGTATGTGCGAGTGATGTATTTGGCAGCAGAGTTACCACCATTACCTGTCACCACTAAGTCACCATCAATTCTTACATCACCTTGTAGATTTACCCTATAGTCATTGTTAACAGCAGTACCAATACCGATAATTGTGCTACTGTTGTAAGAACTAATATTGATTTCACCAGTATCTGTGAGACCAAACTCTTTCCATGCTCCATTGTAGTATATCCAACCAAGCGACTTGCCAGGTGACCAGTTAATATTATAAACAAGGTCGCCATCAGCAGGTGTGTCGTATCCTGTGATATTGGCAAAACTAGGAAGTCCATTTGCATCTTCGGGTGCTAATAGAGTTTGTTTAATTACAGTACCATCTTGGTTATTGTATGTTATTTTCTTGGCAATTATATTATCTGTAAAAGATGTTTGACCTTGAAATGTAACAGGACCTGCAAATATTGATTCTAATTGGTTTGATGCTCCACCAATTACAGTCAGTTTATCAGTCAATACTAATTCAGAGAACGTTTCGATAGTTGTGTTCTCTTCTCCAACAACGTTCAACTGTGCAATATCTTCATTAGTAATCTGACCTGTAACTGGGTTGATAACTTGGTTACCAATAAATAAGTCTCCATTTGAGTTCAATCCTGAGTAGAAAGAAACACCCGCTTCTTCTTTAATTGACTGTGAGAATCTAATTTGTTCTTGAGTTAATGTTTCTACCTGTGTTTGAGGGAAGGCAGTTGAGTAGTTACCAGGACCAAAACCAAGATATTCAAATGTATGGTTACCTGATCTTAGAATAGAATGTCGTCTAAGTTCTACATTAATAGGAGCAACAGTTCCATCTAAGTTCTCTCGAATATTAATTTTACGGGTTTCTTCATCGCCTGCACGGGCAGTTAAATCAATGTTAGATAATCTTTCGTTAACTGAGTCATAGTTTGGAGTTGTACCTGGTTGTGTCCAACCTGTATCTGTGAGTAAGAACTGTATTCCCTCTTTAGTAATACTTCTCTTAGGGTCTTTTGCAGGTGTTGGCGATGCTCCATCAGTTGCATTGACAAGACCGATAGTAACATTATCAGCAACAGATACTGCAGCTGCAGGATCAGCTATTGGATTATCTCTGTCAAATGTAGGATATACTTCATTAACATTTTGAGAGAACTTTCTATCATCAAAGTTTGATGTTGAAGGTGCGATAGATGCACATAATAAGGTGAGATAATAAATTCCATCATTCACCCCTCTTTCAAATGCTTGAACGATCTCAATATCATAGATGTAGAAAGCACGTTGTAAAGCATAAGAAGTTGTATCAGTATTCAATGGTTGCATTACGAAACCAGAGATAGGGTCTCTTGGTAGAGGATTAGTTTTATCCTTATCAATTACATATCTAACTCTATAAGTTCTATCTTGTAAATCTCTTGGGTCTGGTATTCTCTTGAGGAATGTAGTTGGTGTGAAGTTTACATTATTATATTGTGTATTAGTTGATAATGTAGTGTAGATTGCATTGTTAGTTGCAGATACAGTCAAATACCAACCACCAACTTGACCTGCTTGTCCGCTAATTGTATATGTAGTGCTATCATATTGCAATGGAGAACCAGCAACACCAGCAGATAAACCTGATACACTAGGACCATAAGGAGATATACTTGCTGACTGAACAGTTGCAGAACTTGCACCTTGAGCTACTAATAAACAGTTAATTTTATCTGCTACAGCACTTGCTCCAGTTCCGTCTTGTCTTGCTCCGACTGTAAAACCTTGAACTCTTGTTGTTGGTGGAGATGTTTCTACTGTATAACCATACAGATATAGTCTAGTACCAGGTGTTGCTCCTTGACCTGCAAGTGCAGCGTTAATTGTTTTAGTTCTTTGAATATCAATGTTAACCCAGTTAATTGAAGTCTCTTCACCAAAGATAACATTGTTTGTAGTAAAGGTTGCAGTATTAGTAGCAGATAGTGTAACAACTCTTGTATTGGTATTAATAGATGATACAGTTGCTCCATCACCAATACCAGTTCCACTAACAGTCATTCCTTGAAGAACCCCGTTAACAGACCCGTCATTTGCTAGAGTTATTGTTGATGCACCATTTGTACCAGCAGCAGTTGTAGAAATTGTGTTAAGTGCTTTAGGTGGAATTATATGTGTTATTGCACCTGCTTTATCTTTTGAGAATGATTTCTTTTTAAAACCAGCAGACCTTAGAGCAGTATTACCAAAGTTAGAGTTAGAGTTGGTGATTGACATATCACCACCGCTTAATGCAGTAAAGTGTCCTTGATATCCAACAGCGAACACCGAAACTGCCTGTATAAATGAGTCATTTGAACACTTAATATGTTCATGACCCCACCCCTTTCTATATTCAGCAAAACCATCTAAGTGAGCTCCATCACCTGCTGTTGCTACATCATAGTTACCAGTTGATTGATTATATCTTACAAATGCTCTGTCATCTTTTTGTAGTGACAGTCCAGTAAACTGAGCAACAACCATTGATTTGAAACCAGTTGCTTTAGCACCATTTGCGTGCATACCGTTCATACCCCATACACTTCTTAGTGATAAGTTGAATGCGTAAGGTGATGCTGAGTCAACAGTATCAATCTCAGTTTTCACCGTAATGTTAGAACCTACAGCATTTCCTGAGGGTTCGCTTGACATTTGGTAAGTAAATACGTTACCAGATGCAGACGTAACAGTAAATGAACCATTGTAAATTCCTGCATCAGCTTCAGACTGAGGACCCGTTGAACCTGTAACACCACTAACGTTAATGTTTACTCCAACAGAGAATCCATGATCTCTTGGATTATCAAATTCATCAACTGTAACTGCTGTTGCTGTGTTTCCATTACGAGTGACCTGTAAAACTCTGTATTCATCAGAAATCGGACCAACGATTCTATTTTCCTCAACCCTTGCCTGTATTTGGTCAGCAGCAGGATCTCCAGAAGTATCGGGAATCGTTGCAAATGCTTTCGATACTTTTTGATAGTATATTTCTAAATCAGTTCTTTCAAGAATATTAGGAACAGCAGAGTAATCTCCGTTAGGTACAGTTCCACCTGTAATTAATGATGCGAGATTATTTAATCCATCAGCAAACTCAAAACAAGTAAGTCTATGATGTGAAAACTTAGGTGCTAGTGTTTCTACACTATCAGGTTTGTAGTATACACCCTCTTCAGCACCATCGAAGAAAGAGAATTGCCAGAAATAAGTACCACCAGTAACTTTGAAGATTGCTGTTCTTGAAGGGACTTGAGACTCTGTATTAATACCTTTGGCAGGAAATGTAGTAGGATAAGGAACATACTTAGGTATAATCTTAGTTCTTCTAAGATCAGTCCCAACCAGTGAACAACCTCTTGGAACAATAATACCACCCTCAACAGAGTTATATTTGTAGAGAACATTATTGGGAGAAGATAAATCTAAATTTGAGTTAGCATCAATCGGAGCAACGTTAGTATATAAAATATCACCTGGTCTGTTATCTACAATATATTCAGCAGGGTAAAGCATGATGCTAAAAGCATCAAATTCGTCATTACTTAGACCAACTCGATATGAAAATCTTGCTACTTCTAAAAATGCTCTTTGAATAGATTTAAAAGGTCGCAAAGCAGAGTTACCTCTGTTGTCAATCGCATCAGAGGCATCAAAGTCGTCTGGGTTGACGTATATAATACGTCCAGTTCTGGACGTAATAATATTCTTTAGTCTAGTTAGTGACATCTTTTAACTGCTTTTTAGTTATTTATTGAAGGGATTAACCACCACCTTCTCCACCGCTAGTGGATTCATTGAAGGTCTGTGTTGTAAATCCAGTTGTAACATCTTCAAATCCTACAAGACTGAAAGAATTATTTGCAGTTGTGCTATTAACAACTATTCTTTCAGCAGGACCTACAACGATAGAAGTAATTTTATCTACTTCATTATTACCATTGGTAACACCATCTACAATATAGTTTTCTGCTTC